CTTAAATTAGACGCCACATCGAAATCAAGGCCGGTCAGAAGTGCAACCTTCGTTCCCTGAACATATAGAGCGCCATTGACCGCAGCCAGGACTCCGCCGGTTGCCGCTGCCAGAACCGCCGTAAAATAGGGCGAATCACCAGAAGCCTTGTTGCTGTAATTCAACCCCATGAGCCCGAAATCAATGGTTGAAATCCCCGTCGCAGGAAGTTTCACGGCCATGCTATTAACTTTCAAATCATAGAACACTTCTGACAAGTCAACATCGGAGTAATTGTGCTCGACAACGAACCAATCTTCAGTGTGACCTGATGCAGGAATCCATGTTTTCTTACCGACAACCGTAGTCGTGATCGGATCGCCTTTCGCATCATTAGCCACCGCCACGCCGTCAAGCATAATTCCGGTCATTACCGTTGCCGATAAAGCCGTAATCAGAAAATTATGGTTGTTGTTCGCACCAGCCGACCCACCGGCAAACCCGGTGAACCGCACCACGTCCCCGACTTTGAACCCGTCGGCAAGCCATGAACCCAGCGCGTCATCGCGCGTAAAGGTTCCCGCAGCGCCGGAGGTAGTGGCCGCCGCTACATTGCTGTTTGCTGCATCGGATACACCTGCCGCAAAATCCTTGCGAAGAATGGCCGCCATAAGCCGCCAATATGTCCCCGGCGACAATTCACCGGAAATGCTTCCTTCGACCGACTGGACGCCATGCCGGAAGTCAGCAATCTGCCTATCAGCCCGCATTTCATTTGACTGATAGGTTTCTTTGGTTACGTTCAAAGAGCTTGTTACCCGCCGCAAATACTGAGCCGTTGCCAAATTCGCCGCCGGACAGGTTCCTTTCGTTGCTTGCGGCCCTAAGACGACCTTCTTTTCGATTCCACTTGCCATTGCGCACATAGTTTATTTCTCCTTTGTTTAATGTTTAATATATCCCGGCGTACCACCGGATTTTCACGGGCAAAGCCCACCTGTCGCCGTCAACCCGCCCTTGGCCGATTTCCGGTGTTCGCTCTATAATCACGCTCACGGTGCCGCTGGTCAGCGTCGTGCCGCGCTTAAATGCCGCCCTGATTAACTCCGCTCTGTCCGCCGCCGTCTTCGGCCCTGCCTGCAAGGGGTACATGAGCGTCACTTGGAAAATCCCCTGTTCACGATAATACCCGTCCCCCATCGTCGGGTTCGCGGGAGTCGCGGGCATGAGATATGCGGCTTGATACGCCGTCCCTGTTACGGGCGTAAAAGGCACATTCTCCCATGCTGTGGATAAGGAGGGCGTCATCCCATTCAGTTTGCTTTCCAGCGCTATTCTTACGGATGCAAGGCTCATTTATTCACCTCCGCCGCTGCTTTCTCTGCAAACTCTGTGAAGCGAACCGCCGTTAGGCCTACCATGCCAAAGGGCGCTTGTGTGCTGTGGCCTTCTTCCAGTGGGATTGCGTAAGGCAGGTTGTTGCCAAAATAATAAACATGACCGGCAGCTTTTGCGGGAATTGCTGCCTCTGCTTTTGCCTTCGTCGCGGCTCCGCTTGGATCAACGCCTTCAACTTCGCCCGTAGGAAGTGATCCGATCCCTAACTGCCAGCAAGCGCGGAAATGTCCGCCGACGTAGCCTTCCGGTTTATTATCCGGGTTTTGCCAAAGGTCAGGATTGCCAACGGGCGACATTTCAACGATGGAGTCAACAACGCGCAAAACTGTTTTCCGCACAGCCTGATCGGAGTTGGAGGCGCATTTGATTGTCCATTTCTTTACGTCTTCAGCAAAACCCATGTTAAAACCTCAAATTGCATTCATAGATGACCGTAATCCCGGCAGGGGCCACGGTTTTTAAAGGTTCGACAAGCGTATAAACCACGCCGCCGATGCTTACCGTGTCACCCAGAACGGGAGCCGTTAAAGCCGCCCCATCCGTCTTGAAAGCCGATAGTAAAAGCTGCTTGTCGCCTGCCTTAATCAGCGTCCCGTCAATCTGTTTCGTTCCATAATCGAATATTGCGCCATAAGCCGTCTGCGTTGATGTACCCTCCCCGGTAAAGCCGCCCGTGGCCGGGTTGTAAGTTCCGGCGGTCACTTTCGTGAGCGTCAGGCTTTGGCCTTTGCCCTTTAATAGCTTCTGAGCGGTATTCTGTAAGCGCGTGTAAAAGGTCACGATCTAATCACCCCCATCGAACAGCCGCCCCCGCCTGCCTTCAAATACGGCGACAAAAGAGCGTCTATGGCCCTGTAGCGCGTGAACTGCGGGGAGGCTTTGTCATAGGTCACTTGGATGCTGCCCACCTGTTCAGACAGCACCCCTTGCGTTAAGTCCGGATTGAGGTCAGCCGCCGAAGCCCGGAGCGCCAATTCAGCGCAGGCGTTCTTTACTTCAGTCGGCACGATGTCGGAATCAACAGCATAGCCTTCAACTTCAACATTATACCGAGGCCAATCAAGCGCCTGTTCTTCATTCACCTTGTAGCCTTGCCAGCGGGAGCGGTAAGCCTGTCGCATGTAGTCTGTGGCACGCCGCAGTGCCGCTTCTCGCAAAGCATCGGTTGTCAGAGCAGCCCAAGCTGTATTGCCACGTACGGTGTGATAATTGGAGGCGTCGGCAACTGATATGTAGCTTTCACTATCCGATTTCCCGCTCCCATCCTCACAAATCAGACTCATTTCTTAGCTCCTTAATAAACTAATCCGCGATCGATCCGCCGCCAGTTGGCATCGGCAACGGTGTTGGCCCCGACGCTGTGATAAATGTAAGATTCATCCGCGCAGATCTCGTTTGCTACGCCTACTGTGCCATTGATCGCACCGGCAGACGCCCGGAGAAAGATCAGGTTTACCGGGAGGTCGTTTCCGGTTTCCCCGACTTCCGCCGCCTCGATGTCAATATCGGAGCCGTCCAGAACCGCTGTCCAGTCAGTCATGCCGTCGATACAGAGGATTAGCCCGGCAACGTCCGCAAATTCATCCGCAGGCACGCTTGTTTCCGCAGCCTTGGTGAATGTTGCCCCGTCAAAGGTCACCCTATCGCCCAGGGCAAGCCGGGCGAGTTCCGCCGCTACAAGAGTGCAGGCCGACTTTGCGACTCCCGATCCGCCGCTTGTGGTCGCACCAAGGTGGGTAATCGTTGCCAGTGTTCCGTTTTCAGCGGCCCCGAGAGCATCCGATGTCGCAGTCACAACGCCCGCGTTTTCTGCCCCTGTCCAGCCTTCGAGAGCATTCAAGAGGGCCGCGAGTTCCGCCGCGCTGTTGAATTCGCCCGCCCCAGCTTCCACTGCCTTGGTGCAGGTCACTTCCTCGAAAACGATGGTGTCCCCGACTTCGAGAATGGCAAGGTCCGCAACGGGCAGGGTCAGCGTGGTTCCGGTGGCATTGACCGGTGTTTTATTAGGAAGGCCGACCGCAGCGAAAGACGTGGCCCCGGTGAAAGACGGGCTCGCAAGGGGGGCCTTGACGGCCAGGGCGTCAAAAACGGCTTTGACCGTGGGGGCATGGGCTGTATCGCTCCCGGAAAGCGTGCCCGTTAAGAGGGCCGCCACAACAGCCGCAACCTCAATATCAGTGGCGAGTGTCGCGGGATCAGGGAAGGCCGTCGCAATGGTCAAAGTCCCCGCCGTGCAGATAATCTCAAAGCGTTCCGTCGCTGCATAGGGGCCAAATGATAAATCCGCCCCAGCAATCGCCGTGACGGATTGAGCATCGCCTCCGCCGGGTAATAGTGGGAGGCGCACTACTGATCCTGTCACCCCCGCCGCTGCGGTAATGGTCAAGACCTGCCCGGCGGAGAGATGCAAGGTTGTCTTTTCGTTCGCATTCATTATTTTTTGCTCCTTCTATGTTTAACCGGCGGTTCCGCTTGGGACGCGCCGGCAACAGGTTCAAAATATTCCTCTTCGCCGGGCTTCATTTGATCCCGGTATGTCGTGTAATAACCGGCATGGCCGGGGTTGTCAGACTTGACTTTCACGACCTCCCTTTGCTTGCCGTCAATCTCGATAAAGATTCCCAAAGTGCGCCTCCCTCGTTGAAAGAAGGGAGCGGCCATGTTTCAGGCCGCCCCGTGTTTGAAGATTAAGCACCCGCCATGAGCGCGATGTGTTCCGATTTTACCGCCTTCACGCCCCACGCAATGGCGATTTCGTAGCGAACCTGCCGATACTGTAGGTATTTCGAGACTTCAAAGGACAGTCCGCTTCTGGGATCGGTGATCGTGGTGCGGTCAACACCCATGTCGCCGCCTTCAGGCAACGCGGGCATACGGGTTGCCAGCACGATTGCAGACCGCGCAAACGCCATTGAACGATTGGCTTTCGCGCGGATGGTGATTGCCGGGGAAGCGGTGCCGGTAGCTACGCGGAGGCCGGGGGCTGCGATAACGATGGTTCCGCCGCCGGAAACATCCGTGTCGCCCGTGACCACAACATAATAATTCGGGTCATTGGCGAGGCTGATAACGTCGCCCGCAACGATGGTGCCGCTGCCGGTGGAGGCCAGCGCGATGGACGTTGATCCGATTGCGTGATTAGCGGAACTGACCGTCGCATTGCTGGTCGTGCCGATAACGGGACTCTGAATCTGTGCGGATTCACGAATCTGGAAACCAGCCGCGTTGATGAGAACGCCCTGTGTTGCCATATCCTGCGCGGAGGGGATGACGGAAAGAATGGTCGCCTGTGAACGAAGGGCAGCGCCCGCGTCCGTGCCGACAACCATCTTCAATTCGGAGGTCGGAGCGCCGTTGTCCATAAGGATTTTTCGGGCATAGGCGGCGTCGGCCAGATTGGTTTTAAAAATGGTGGTGTCATTCGGGACAATGGCCCGCGAACCGTAAAGATACAGGCCCGCAAGGTCGGCTTCGATTTCGTTGCAGAGGGTTCTCATGCCCTGGGCGAACTGATCCCGCATAAGGGTTTTTACGCCCAAACCGCCGGGGCTGTTCATCTGCATGGACTCTTCGCCCTGCCAACGGATCGGCGTATAACGGGACTTGCTGATCGACATTGAGATGTTGCCAATGGACTGTTCGCCGTCATCAGGCGGCACTGTAGCGGCGCTCACGTTTCCGGCGGTAGCTGCCGGGGCGACGGGGGAATAAACCGTCTGGCCGATAGCAGCGCGGGCAAGCTGCGAATCGCGGGTAACGGACGGAATAAAGCCCACCAGTTCCCTCGACACGACGTCAAGGGCCTCATACAAGGTCGGAATAAGATTGGTCAAAGTGTTCGGTGTTGATC